ACTCCATCCGAATACGCCTTCATACCAACGTACCCATGCATAAAACACAGCATAGACGGCGAATGCGAAAGTTACCCATTTTACATTTAAAAGTGGTTGTTCTTGTGAAACAACTACATTTTTACTAATAGTAGCCATAATTACCTCTTTTTCGTCTTAAGTTTAAAAAAGTATCCTTACAGGGTTTGCTTGAATCCATTCAATCCCTATTCAAATCAATACAGTATTTATAAAATCTCTAATGTCACTTACACAATTTTAGTATACTACACTTTTGCGTTTGAGTCAAACAGTTTTTAGTAGGATGGTGTCAGAGGATATACGACCCGTAAGTTGAGTTTCTTTACATTTAATTGTTGACATCACCTTCTTTAGATCTGTTTTCTTCCCTTTTGCGACAGTTGGAAGAACCTCTTCAGGTTTTCTAAGAGTTTTACAAATAGAAGATGTTTCATCAAATCCTTCTATAGTAGTTCCTTTAATTCCAAGACCAGCTTCGTCCTTGGCGAAATATACACCTAATTTTTTATATTTCGTATTGAAAACCCAAAGTTGTTGTGCTCCAAGTATTTGTGTTGGAGAAATTGAAGCGATTTTATATTCTACAGATTCTTTTTGGTACTTTACTGAAGCGACCTTTTTCTCAAGAGGGACGGACTTCTGTTTTCTAGGTTTACGAATTGTTTTAACATTACCAGTATACTTTTCACAATCGGCAATGATCCCAGTAACAAATTCAAAGAACGATTTAAGGTCTTTTTTACTCCAATGAGAATAAGATTCCACCAATTGATCGTCTTTTTTGTTAATGGCATCGGAAAGTTCTTCTAATAGTGGATTATAGTGCTGTTTAATTTGGATTATATAGATCGGCTTAATAGAATTAGATTTCAACCAATCATAACATTTAAACTCGCTAGTATGAGATTTAATGAAAGTGTCGATATGCCCTTCGATTTCATTGATATATTGTGTGGCGTATTCGAAAATTTTATCTTGAATGGACTTCTCTGGTTTTAGGGTTTGTTGTACCGATAAAGCCGAAGTAAACGAATCTGCTTTATAATCAATAACAGCATTAATTCTTGATTCGATCCAATTAAACTTATCTATACCTATATTTGCTCCGCGAGAAACCATTCTACAAACAAACCCAAGATTTTTAAACAATTCTTCGTCAGCAGAATTCAGTTTACTAACAATATCCTTTGAATATTGGTTATCTTTTGCGTATTCAATAGTATATTTTTTTGACTCTTTTGGTCCATACTGGTTTGAATACCAAGATAGCGAACGACAAACTCCTATTTCTGTTTTCGGATTTCCAAAAGTAGGCTCTTCCCCAATGAATAAAGATTCAATATTAATATTTGTTCTGGGTTTTTGGGATTTTTCTTTCATGATAAAGGTTTCATTCTTTTAAAAATATCTGAAATAAACTTTTTTGATCCAGTGGTTTGTTTAGCCACAACACCATAAAAGTCGGATTTTATAAGATTCTCAACATACACTCTAGGATCGGTTAATATTGCTGTAAAATTATCAGCACCGTAAATTTCGCCATAATCATCGGCTTTATATACAGCTATATGATAATAATTTCCTAATTGCGATTTAATTTCTTTATATTTACGAGAATAAACAAATCCATTTATTTGGAGATCACCATCAGAATTCATAGGAAGAAAACTGATTCCATCGGATTTATTATTAAAGATTTCATGCACTATATTTTTCAATTCACTCACTATTATACCTCATTTTGTTCAGAAAGCAACTTTTTTGTTAAAAGGTGCGATCTTCTCGTTTTTAACATTATCCATTCATTGTAATATTTGTCTGGATATAAAAGAACATCCAAATCCATTTGCAATTTTGCCTCGTAGTAGCTCAATTCTCCTTTAGACTTACAAAATCTAATTATTTCACGATGAAAGTTATCTTCTCCAAGAAGTTTAACATCTTCTTTTAAATATTCGGAAGAGCCAAAATATTCACGCCAATCACTATCAACATAAAATCGTTTCTTCTTACCTTTAATAATTTTAGTCTTTTTAAATTTTAGGAGTTTTTTTCCTACATATTGCTTATTGTTAGTTTTATTTTTTATAATATAGATAAACCCACAATATTGTGGGTTTATCTCATCGATGATAGCCCCCTCAAAAAACCAAGACATTTATTCGTCCCAAGTTTCTTGAAATAGATCAAACTCTTCTTGAACATCTTCTTCAACAGATTCTATTGGCTCTTTACAAAAAGGACAACAAATGATTTCGTGTTCTTTTACTAAATTTTCATTAAACTTTAATTCAAATTCTGAATCACAACTATCGCATATAGAATTAATTACCTTTGACATTATACTTCCTTATACAAAAAGGAAATATTTATAATCCTAGATACTTGTGCTATTATCCCCCCAAACTTCGCTCCAAGAACCTGTTAAAGCCCCTTTAGCATAAGCAGTTGCTCTATTTTCAAAGAAATTAGTGTGTTGAGGAGCAGATATAAATTCATCAACCCAAGGAATAGGATTCTTTTTAACCTTAAAAATACCTTTTAATCCCATAGCAATCAGTCTACGATCACAAATATATCTAATATATTTCTTCAAATCTTCCATTTCTAATCCTTCACATTCACCAATATCATAACAAATATCAATGAATGCATCTTCTAGCTCAACCATCTTTTCGGCAATAGAATATAGTTCAGATTTTAGGTCATCCTTCCAAATATCTCTATTTTCTTCAATGAAGGTTCTAAAGGTTTTAATCATCGCTTCACAATGTAATTGTTCATCAAGAATAGACCAAGAAATAATCTGACCCATTCCTTTCATCTTTCCTCTACGGGGGAAGTTTAATAGCATTACAAAGGAAGAAAATAGCTGCATACCTTCTGTGAAAGCGGAGAAAATAGCAATCTGTTGAGCAATATTTTTTGTAGAGTCTAGCTCGGAAATCTGTTCAATATATTCATGCTTATCTTTCATTGCTTGATACTTTAGAAATTCCGTATAAGTAGAATCTGGCATACCAAGAGTCTCAATAAGATGCGAATATGCCGCAATATGAACTGCTTCTCTAGCAGCAAAACCGAGAAGCATCATTCTTAATTCTGGTTGCTTTAGAATAGGAAGATAATTATTAACATATCCGCCAGCAACATCAATATCAGATTGAGTAAAAAATCTGAAAATGTTAGTTAGGAAATACTTTTCTTTTTCTGAAATATTATTTTGCCAATCCTTAATATCTTGAACCATTTCAACTTCAGTAAAAAGCCAGTGCATTTGCTCATGAACCAACCAATAATCATAAGCCCAAGGATAGTTGTGGGGTTTAAATGCTGTTCTGGTATCCGTCATTTTTAATTTTCTTTTAACCATTTTTTACTCTCTTATATCCAATAGGTATATTATCAGGAAAAACTCTTTTTCTATTTCCATTCTCATCAACAACCCAAACAGTTCCTTTTGCGTTTCCGGGTCTATTAATGCAAGCAATTTTTAATTTTTCTATGTGAGATTTACTTTTAGATTTATGTCTTAAAGCATCACCAACTTTTATCTTAGATTCTTCAGAAGCAGGTCCAAAAGAATTTACCCAAGGTTCTGTATGTTCTAATAGAGAACGCTTTCTTTCTTTTGTTATTGGATTATACCACCACTTATATCCTCTAACATTAGCATTTCCTTTTGCCCCAAATGCTTGTTTATTCCTAAATTCTTCGCTTTTTCTAGTTGTTTGCCAAACTTCAGAATAACTTACATCTCCTCCATTGCCTTCTTCTTCCTTCAAATTTGCCCAGTGTTCGGAAGAAACAACATTCCACAATCTTGAATAATAAATACCAACTTCTTTAATTTCTTCTTTTGTTTCACATTCTTTTAATATTTCAGTAGAGATATCTTTCCCGTGAACATAAATATGTCGAAGCCAAAAGGTTCCTGAACCAAGATATTTGTAAGGATCAGTTTTAGTATATCCAAGATAGTTTAGTCCAGTTTTATTATGGGTTTTCTTATACAAATAATACATATTCTTTAACTGTGACACGCCAAACAATCAGAACCATCAATAATATCTTGCATATTAATTTCTTCGATTATATGACGTTCGATCTGTTTAGATACTTTATCTGATTTCTTTAAACTATCGCTTCTGCAATAATAAAGAGTTGGGATTTTAGATTTCCATGCCATAAAATGAACGGCATGTAAATACTTAATATTAACATCTGGTCTAAAGAATAGATTTACAGATTGAGTTTGATCAATAAACTTCTGTCTATCTGATGCTAAATCTACAACCCAACGTTGATCAATTTCCATAGCAGTTTTGAATACTTCTTTTTCTGCATCAGTAAACATATCCATATGTTGAATAGAACCATCATTAGAAATAATATCTAACCAAATAGCATCATAATCCAACTTAGAATTATCTTTCATCTTTTCTTTAATTAAAGCATCTAGAACATGATTCTTATTCAAATGAGAACCGGACATAGTATCTTGACGATAAGCATTTGCTCTAATAGGTTCAATAGAAGGGGAAATATTACCCATAATAATAGAAGTAGATGCAGTTGGCGCGATTGCCATTAAATGGGAAAATCTCTTAAATGTTTCATTTTCTCCTCTATACCCTTCTTCAAAATCTGGACAATTTCCCCTTTCAAAACCCAATTCATAATTCGCCCTTTCAAGGTTTTCTCTGATATTCTTAAATATCTGCATATTCTTTGATTTTGCCAAAGCACATTCAAAAGGAATATTATTCTGTTGTAGATATGTATGAAATCCTAAAGTACCAACGCCGATTGCTCGTTCTCTCATTGCTGAATATTTTGCTCTTGAAATTGCTTCTGGAGCGTTATCAATAAAAGTAGTTAGTACATTGTCTAACATTTCTGCAATATCTCTAAAGAAAATTTGATTATCTTTAAAATCATCATAATATCTTAGATTAACTGAAGATAAGCAACAAACAGCAGTTCTCTCATGGTCTGTAGGAAGAAGAATTTCAGAACAAATATTACTTTGTTGAATCCTCAACCCTAGATTTTTTTGAAACTCTGGCATCTGTTCATTAGCAGTATCAATAAAGAGAATATATGGTTCTCCTGTCTGCATCCTCAAATCAAGAATCTTTTGCCAAAGTTCTTTAGCAGAAACAGATTCTCTTACTCTATTAGTATCATGTTTATCATATAATTGCCAAGTATCGTCAAAATCTGGATCAATCATACATCGTTCGATAATATTCATGAATTTATCAGTAACTATAATTCCATGATGGAGATTGAGGCATTTAATATTCTGATCGCCAGTGGGTTTACGCATTTCAAGGAACATTAAAACATCAGGATGATCAATTCTAAGATATGCAGCATATGAACCTCTTCTAGTCTTTCCTTGGCGATAAGCAAGACAAGAAGCGTCGTAGATTTTTAAGTGAGGCATGACACCAACTGACTTATCGTCAGCGGAACGAATATCTACACCAATACCAACTCCACCACCAAGCATAGAAAGAGTATTAACCTCAGAAAGAGTGTCTACAAGACCTGTAGCAGAATCTTGCATATAAGAAAGAAAACAAGAAATTGGAAGACCATTCTTGGATTTACCGTAAGAGAGAATTGGTGTTGCAAAACTCAACCAATGCTTAGATGCATAATCATATAATCGTTGAGCATGTTCTAAATTAGAACCAAAAGATTTAGCGACAAATGCAAATCGTTCTTGAGGAGAGGTTTCATCGTCCTTCATATAAGATTCTTGAAGTCGCTTAATACCTAACGAATCGAATAAATTATCTCTCTCTGGGGAAATTTTAATACCAAGATGTTCTTCCATTGTTCTATCCTTAATTATATGTTATTGGTTCTTCTAAACTATCAATATCTAAATTGCCTGATATGTAAATATCGGTATTGGAGAGTTGTTCGATGTCAACTTCTTGTTATTGTAACCTTTCGGTATGTTTATTTATCGTTATTCAGAATTTCAAAATAATCTAGTAAATTTTGAACTGTAATAAAATCAATATCTTCAGAATCTTCGCTGGATCTTATTAACAGTTCAACAAATTTAATTAAATTTTTTTCTTCAAAGCAAATGACATCAGTCTCACAACAATCCTGATAATACCCATTTGCTTCAAATATAAGACTTTTAATTTTTAAATTCACTATTTACTTCCCATTCTTCTAGGACAATATTATAAGGATACTCGTCACAGGGTATACCTTTTTTATACTTTTTATAGTCTTTTTCAGCAGATTCTGGACTATCAAATATAGAAATAAT